CGGAGGATTCAATATCCTTGCGACCTATGGAGTTGACGGACAACAAGCTCGAAATCAAACTGACGAAGGAATTGAAGAACTCCGAACCAAATATGAGCAACGCGGTGCAGATCTCAAGGCTAAGAAGGCCGTTGTCTTCGATGCTCGTGAACTCCCTGAATTCCGTGCCACGACCATTGGAGGTGGAACATTAGTTGTTCCAACCAAATACAGTAACACCCTTTCCCCAACGTTCAACCAAGTTTCTGGCTTAGTTGATAATGTAGCATCTATCCCCTTCATCGGCGGAGAATCTTATACCAAAGGTTTTGAAATTGGCTATGGTGAAGGCGGGTACACCACTGAAACCGGGGATTATACAGATGGCGATCCAGAAACCGACTATGTATCCATTGGAAAAGCAAAGATCACAGCATACTCTGAAATATCAGACGAGGCAATCAAACTGCCGAATATTGATTATCAAGCACTAGTTGCCAAAAACGTCGGCATCTCTATCCGAAAGAAAATGACTCGTCAAATCCTTATTGGATCGGGCGGAGCGAATGCTCTTACAGGTATCTTTAACGCTCCTGTTAATGTTATGCCGCTTGTTGGCGATCTTACTATCGCTGAAATTGATGCGGACACACTTGATCAAATCGTAATAGGTTACGGTGGAGATGAAGAAGTAGAGGGTGGCTGCTATCTTGTCCTTAATAAAACTGACCTTGCTGCCTTTGCGGCCATTCGTGATGCTAATGGGAAAAAACTTTATACAATTAAACTCAACGGTAACACCGGAACGATCTCTTCCGAGGGAAGCTTCGAAGTCCCATTCGTCATCAACAGCATTTGCCCTAGTCTCTCAGCTGTCGGAACTGCTGCAAATACCTATTGCATGGTTTACGGCAAACTTATGTCCTATGAAATGCCGATCTTCAGCGCGTTCACGGTTGAAGAATCCCGCGACTACAAATTCAAGTCCGGCCAAATCGCTTATCGTGGTAGCGTATGGGCTGGCGGTAACGTTGTCAGTTACAAAGGATTCACTCGCATCAAAAAGGGTTAAATATATTTAACTTTGGGGGAGGTAAAACTCTCCCCTAGTTTACTGGCAATCGTTTTATCTTAAAAATTGGAGGGTTGACACATGAATTTATATCCTATTAACCCAAAGGCAGGGCAAAAAGTGCAAACTGATGCACCAAGGGTAGCTATTGATCGTGCTTTTATGGCACACTTTCAAGTAGCTGCAGCCTTGGCAACTGTTGCTAGTGCTGCAGGGATCCATGCGGCTATAACTTGTAGTGCAACACTGGTCACTGCGGCAACAACTTTAATTACAAACCCAAGCGTTCCCCGAAACATTACCGCAACTGCTGGCGGAGTCAACACGGACATCAAAGCGGTACAGGTAACGATCACAGGTACTAACTTTGCCGATGAAGTTATCACTGAAGCCTTACCTGCGTTTACGGTTGATATCGCTGGCATCGTAACTGGAAATAAAGCTTTTAAAACTGTTACATCGATCTCGATCCCGGCCATGGACGGAGCAGGGGCCACGGTAGCCATCGGCTTTGGCGAAAAATTGGGCCTGCCGTATAAACTAACTCTAAATACCGTTTTAGCCGCGTACTTCGACTCCGTTAAAGAAGGTACCGCCCCAACTGTAACGACAAGCCCGACAGCAATCGATGGCAATACAATCGACTTGAATAGCGCCTTAAATAGTAAAGTGGTCGATGTTTATTTGATCGTATAAATGAGGTGATTTAAGTGAGCACACTCACTTTGCAGGAGGCGTCAGACATGTTGCGCCTTGAAAGTCCTGAGGATTACCCGCAGCTCAATATCGTATTGCCTTTCGTTGATGATTTTATTAAAACAGCCACCGGGCACGATTGGGCAGAGGATGTCCAAATAGACCCCACGGCTAAGATGTTGGCTGTTGCATTAGCTGCGCGTTGGTTTGATGATCCCGGCCAAATGGGTAATATCTCGGACAATGATATAGGTGTAAAGAGTCTTATCTGTCAACTTCACGCCAAAGCGTTGCAGATGGTGATTGCTTGATGCGGGCCGGAGAGTTGAGAAACAAAATTGAGATCCAGAACTACATCCGAATCGAAAATGAGGTCGGAGAAGAGGTCAAGCAATGGCAGCATTATGCTTCCCCGTGGTCCAAGTTCTATAACAGTAGTGTGAAAGACCAACTAAAGGCGGGTAAAGATGCGCCGAGCATTATTTATGAAATCGTAATAAGGTACCGGATCGACATCGATACAACTATGCGCGTAGTTTACAAAGGCAAAAATTACAACATTGATCATGTCGTAAACTGGAAAGAGCAGAACGTTGAAACGCACCTATTTTGCACGTTGATCGAGGAAGGTGTTTACAATGAGTAATAGCGACTTTGAGATAACCGGATTAACTGAGTTTGAAAATGATCTATTGAGGGTTATCGGAAAAAAGTTCCCTGCTGAGGCTAAAAAATTTATCAGAAAACAAGCCAATGCAGTAAGAAAACAAGCAAGAGCCTGGACTCCGAAGGATTCCGGATACACTAGGAATCATTGGAAGGTATACACAAAGGGCAAGACGAACTGTGACTGCCAGTTTTGCTGAGGCGAAGGTCACGAATAACGCAGAACTCTCTCACTTACTCGAAAATGGACACCAACTTTCAAATCAATACGGTAAATACGGCTTTCAGCCAGGAATCCACATGCTTGAATATGCAGTGATCCAGAGGGAAGCGGTGTTTGACAACGAACTCCAGGACTTTATAAGGATAGCCCTAGAGGAGCTGGCTATATGATTGGATACGTTGACATTAAAAAGTCTGTAATCGATGTCCTTAAACTTAAAGCAAGCACTGTAAAAGTTGTTGCTACCGAGGAATTAAGTGGGTTTGATAAACCTGCTTTTTTTGTGCAGATGATGCCTATTAGCGATACTTCATCCATCGACTACGAGGAAAAACTTTTGTCGATTAACATCCATTACTTTTCATCCGAAAAGACGGACCTCGCTAATCTGAAAATGATTGACCAGTTAAATCAAGCTTTTTTTAATACCCTTAAAATTAGGGGACCGAGTGATTACTCTGAGTAATAAGAGGCATCAAATCACGGACAATGTTCTACAGTTCAAGTTTGATCTTGAGTTCTCAGTTGACCTTGATGTGATAGAGGTCAACGGAGTGTGGGTAATGCCTACAGAACTTGACGAGGCCTTAGGATACACAGAAGGGTCATTAAAACTTATGCAAGAACTAGAAATCAAGGAGGAATAACAAACTATGGGATTACCTCAAATCAATATCGCGTTTCAAACCCTAGCAGTAACGGCCATCTCCAGAAGCGCGCGCGGGGTTGTTTCGCTCATCCTGAAGGATTCAACAAGTATCATTTTTGACACTAAAATCTATATGGATGTTAGCCAAATAGACCCCGATGATTGGACAGCCGCAAACCTCGATTACATCCAGAAAACTTTCCTAGGAAGCCCGAGGATGGTCATTGTCGAGAGGTTAGCAACGGACGCGGTAAATTACAACGCGGCTCTGACCAGGCTTACTAACAAGAAGTGGAACTATCTTGCTATACCTGGAATACTCATCGCGGACGTTGCCACAATCTCAACATGGATCAAGTCACAACGCGACACGAATAAAAAGACCTTTAAGGCAGTATTGCCTAATAGCACATCGGACCACGAAGGCATTATCAACTTCGCCACAGATGATTTAGTTGTAGGTGCTAAGACCTACACAACCGAAGAGTATTGCTGTAGGATCGCGGGTATCTTGGCGGGGCTCCCGTTCACACAGAGTTCGACATACTTCGCCTTGGCAGAGGCTGAAAGCATCACCGAAACTGCTACACCAGATGCTGACATCGATGCAGGGAAATTAATTTTGATCAATGATGGTGAGCACATCAAGATCGGGCGCGGAGTGAACAGCCTGACCACGACAACCGTAACCAAAGGCGCTAAGTTCAAAAAGATCAAGATCATGGAAGCCATCGACCTCATGCGCGAAGATATTCGAGACACCTTTGACTCGGAATATGTCGGGCAGGTCAACAATTCTTATGACAATAAGGTTCTGTTCTTAACGGCTGTCAACGCTTATTTCAAGGGCCTCCAAGGGGACGAAGTCTTAGACCCTAACTTCACCGCGCTGGCTGAGATTGATATTGACGCTCAGGAGTTGTATCTCCAATCAACTGGCACAGATACCAGTCTATTAACCACAGCTCAAATCAAAGAGTACAACACAGGGAGCAAAGTCTTCGTTAAGGCAAGTGGCAGCCCACTGGATGCTATGGAAGACCTAGACTTCACAATGTTGATAGTGTAGGAGGATAAGACATGAAAATCAGAGGAAACAACCAAATCAACGGCACATGGGGCCAAGTTTGGCTGGATGGAGAATTAGTTTTTGAACTGGAAAGCTTTGAGGCTAAGGTGACAGCTAATCGTGAAACCGTGACCATCGGAATGAGCGAAGATTCCAAGCTTGTTGGGCTAAAGGGTGAAGGGACAATGAAGGTCAAAAAGGTATTCGACAGAGGCAAGAAAAAACTGCTTGATGCCTGGAAAAAAGGCGAAGATCCACGCAGCACGATAGTCACCAAACTTAAAGATCCCGATACCGTTGGTAAACAGTCAGAGCGCGTGTCGCTTGACAATGTCTGGTTCGATGAACTGACGCTAACCCAATTTGAGATCGGCAAAAAAGGCGAAGACGAATACAAATTTGGCTTTACCCCAGACGATGCCGATTACCTAGATACTATCGACGTTCAATAAGAAGGGATGATCCAACGTGGGAAAAAAACGGGGCCACGGCGGGATAAAATTCATAACCGGATTAACCAACGAGGAATTAATGAGAAACCTTAGTGTTGGTAAGTTAATATTTTTAAGGGGGAGAAAAAACATGGAAGCAAAGAAAAAATTAAGCATCGGTGATCTGATCGCCAACGTAGACAAAATTAAATCAAAAAAGTCTGAGATTAGGGAGCTTTATGTTAAGTCCCTAGACGCCACAGTGATAATCACCAAACCAACGCGATCCATTATCCTGGACAGTAATGATCTCGGCAACGAAGGAGCAAACCTCTTCTTGGTTTATGAGTGCGTGACTGAACCGAGCTTCAAAAATACTACACTACAGGACGCATATGGAGCGACTGGGTACGAGGTATTGGAACAAATATTAGAACCAGGAGAAGTCGATAACATAGCGAAGGAAATAATTAAATTTGGTGGTTATACTGCTGACAATATAAGCATTGTTGATTCCATAAAAAACTAATAAAAGGTAATTCGGACGTTTACCTAGTGCATCACTATTTGCAAAAGGGGTTAAGCCTGGATTACCTTTTAAATTTGTCCAATCAAGAGAAGATTTTTCTCGAAGCGAGCATGATGTTAAGCTTTGAGGAAAAATCAAAAGAATGGAAGCAAGGCCACTTAGTCTATTTCGGCAAGTGACCTTGCTCTTTTTAAGGTGGCGAGACAATGGCAGACCACGAAATAGGGGCCATCCTAACACTTCGAGACAATATGAGCGCCACTCTTAGGGGTGTTAGGGGAGAACAAGCGGGATTCAGGCGGGATACAGAGTCCACACAAAGGACCGTGCGTGAACCGATGGAATTCAATATAAGCGCGAAGGACGCCATTAAGGCAATTGCCGGAATCGGAGCAGCTCTGGGCGGGGTTGCCGCGTTAGCGAGTGGCCTTAGCTTCATGGAAGATTTACAGAAGTCCCTCAACGGTGTGCAATCCGCAACGGGCGTGGCGGATGAAGCATTGACGGGAATGAAGGAAACAATGGTCGCCATTTATAACGACAATTTTGGAGAGAACTTCGCAGAAATCGGCGCGGCAATGACTACAATTAACCAGCAAACTGGATTAGCTGGTGACGCATTAAAGAAAACCACCGAAAATGCCCTAGCACTAAAAGACACCTTTGGGCTTGAAGTTACTGACAGTATCAAGGGCGCTAATCAACTGATGAAGCAATTCGGGATGGATGGAAACACGGCTTATAACCTAATAGCCCAGGGGGCACAATGGGGGCTGGATTCCAACGGAGATCTACTCGACACCCTGAATGAGTATAGCGGGACATTCCAAGCACAAG